CGGGTCAGAGTGTTGTCTGAATTTTCGATTGTATGTTGCATAATTACTTCTCCCAAAGAAGCGGCGTTATTGCCGCAACCACTGATATTACGGGTTGTTACCCGCAGACGCAACGCTCTTTTTAAAATTTCTTTGGCCTTTTGAATCTGCGTTTATAGTGTCAAGTTTTTTTTATCGGGCCGCCAAGCCGCGCCGTTATTGGGACCGACCCTTGATTTCGGCGGTTTTGCCAAGTTGACAAAAACCGATATGCGATAATGGGTTCATCAAGTCCTAGCGACTTCGATGTTTTTTAACAACGCTGGCCTAACACCGAGACGCGAGTCTGCTATCGGATGGCAACCTTCCACCTTTAACTTTTACGTTCACTTTGGGAGTACAGCAATGAAAGATTTTACTGCACCGTTTTTACTTAACACTGCGCGGGATAGCCAAGAATCAATAACGACTGCTCTGGGTCAATTGATAGGTCAAACCGTATGTGTTTCCTACACCACGGTAAAAAGCGATGATGGGGGGTTTGGGGCGCGCGATCATTTTGAACCTCAGATCTCGGTAGAAGCTGAACTGGAGGGGTCCGCTGAAGCAGGCCGATTCCGAGTGCTATTAAACGACAGCACTTACAGCTACTTTTACGATGATTCGGTTTGGTCTATGGGTCAGGATTGCGGTAAAACAGCTAAGATTTTCATCAGCTAAATATCAACCCCGCTCCGGCGGGGTTTTTTGTGCCCAAAGAAAAGCCGCCCGTAGGCGGCTTGGCGTAGGCTCGCGAACCTACGGGTCACGGGCGAGGAGAGACACAATACGGTCCCCGTCGTCAGTGATAGGTGCAGGCCTGCCGACGTAGTCGTCGTAAAGCCAAACGAAATGGCCTCGCGGATCAAGGCCCTTGTTGCAACACGCATCCACCCAGCCCTGCGGCAACGCGTGATCATAAGTCAGGCCGTCGTAACGCGCCTGCGCGGCTTCGCCTACTGTTTGCGTCATTAGGCAACCCTCCGCTCGGTGAACCATTCGACGTTGTTCAAGATTTCGCAAACCTCTTCCACATCCCAAATGGTTTTTGAATTCACGAAAGGCACACCGTCCGCTTCGTTGTCCCATTCGTTGCGGGCAAATTCTTTGGCCGAGGCATGGTCCGGAAACCACCTGCATTTCTCGCCGCACACCACGGTCCACACCGCTAGTCTCAGTTCTCTCATCGTTCGTTCTCCGCTTGTCAGGGCATCATTGCCTACAACCATAGTATGGGATACATCACATAGTTGCAATAGTGTGGAGAACACTTCGATACGAAACAGGATTGCTAAAATGCTTAGTGGGTCGGGCGCGCAGTCCATCCATCTTCAGGTCAACCGCACGGTCGCCACGGTACAGAAAAATCTCACTGCCGGTCGCGGTGCAAAGCTTCACCGCAATCCAACAGCTTCCCCGCGCATGTTTCGTGGCAAAAGCTACCTGATGCGGCGAGATGTCTACCGACATGTTCTGAGTGGTCTTTAACTCCACCATGTGCCAATTGCCTTTGCCGTCCAGAATTAGGACATCCGGCACACCCAGAGTGGCTCTGGATTCTAAACGCGTGGCCGACCAATCCGGACAGTTATCCCTGATCGCTTTCTTCAAAGCCTGCCAGAAACTGGCTTCACGCTGTTTCTTCGGTTTTGTCTTTGCTTCCAAAATATCGATCATTGCCAGTCAACTCTTCAAAGTCCAAACGTTGGAGTGGGCTCATGTGCGCCCGCTTGGTATAAATCATCGGGGTCTTTGCCTCATTAACTAAATCCCACCGATCAGAGCCAAACCACAAGCGGCCCAAAAAGTTAATCAAGAACATCTTCTACATCCTCCGCCAACCGTTCTCGCGCTCGCTTCCTGCCGCCTTCGTCATCCATTCCCGCATCATGAGTCAGTGGAGCATACGCTTGCTTGAGTTCGTTCAAGGCTTTCGTTACCTCTTCCTTGCTCATCTGCTCAATAGTTCCATGGCGGACCTCGCTCTTATTGACGTAGATGTCCCCCTGTGCCTGCCCACGGCGATATTCCGCCTGCACTGCGGCACTGTAGGCCCCCTGCTCTAACGCCGCGTCACGGATGATCTGGAGATCTCTCAGGTGCCGTTGGTATTCCACGCCGTATTTTTCATCCAGTTCCTGCCGGTATTCACGAATCGCGCGGCAGACATGGGGGTGGATTCGGGGGTTGGTTAATTCAGAGGCCCTCACATGGGCCGACCGTTCAGGGTAGCCCGCATTGATTGCCGCTTCCCGCATGGTGATCTGGCCATCCTTGGACACAAGCTCCCTAACAAAAAGCTCCTGCCTTCTGGTCAAGCGTTTCTGCGCTAACGGGGGTCGGTTGGTTTGCTGTCGTTTTGCTTCAGGTAGTGCCGCCGCCTTGGTGTCCAACACCTTGGCGTACCGCTTAGCTTTCTTAGTCACAAAAGTACCTCGGTATATGAGTAAGTTCAGATAACCATACCTTAATTCGCCTATCTATATATATATTTCTCAGGAAAATAAAAATAATATTTTTGAATCGTGAGATCCCTTATGTGGACAGCTTGATTAACAAGCTTGAACATAGGTGCTGTATACCCACGTTACCCCCGTGTTACGACAGAACCCAGTGTTTATGCGGCCTGTAGGCCAAGGTAACGCGGTAACGCCGGTAACGGCTATTTTTAATTTATTTTTTTTATTTTTAATTCTCTGGGGAAACACTATATAGATAGCGCAATTAAGGCCCGTGAGCCGCGATCAGTGTAGAAGTGTAGATGTTTTCTTTAAAAATAGATTATTTGAATAAGTAGGTAGACAGACTGTATATATAAAAGGGTACGTGCTTTTTCCTACACTTGTACACCAAACCCGTGAGCCGTGGTCAGGCAATAAAGAACACTGCCGCCATGAGGGTGATCATTATGACGCTCATCACGATTGCCACTACGACAGCCGCGCCCACCAGCAGTTCTTCTATTCGGTCGCTCATCGGTAAAAATAGACGTAGGCGGTTATGGCGGACATGACGAAGAGGGCGACGAAGTGTTCAGCGAGGCGCATCAGTGAAAGTTCTTATGCTTGTATTGATCGCGGGTTTCGATGAGGTAATCGGTGTAGACGATGAAGCCGATTTGGCACAGGGCCATGACGAATTCCTGTTCGTCTTCTGCCATCAGGGTTTCCAGCAGGTGTTTACTTTGTTCGTCCCCCAGCCAGATATTGTTTTCGAGGGTATTGGCTACAAAATCGCGGAAGTCGTCGCTGTTTTCCAACAGTTTGGCGGCGGCTACTCTTTTTTCTGAATCAATTGCCAATCCCATATCTGATTCTCCTAGCGGACTGTAGTAGTCTACTTCAATACAAACAGAAGTGATAGAAGTGTAGATTTCAACCCTTTACTGAATTCTATTTTTTATATCGGGGGGATAGCAAGATGAAGCCAAGGCTTTTTTTAGTGAGGTGGAAGGACGCGTGTGGCGGGTCGCGCAGTGGTTGGCGTTCGGTGGAAGAGATGAAGGAAACCAAAGAGGCGTCGGTGATGTCTATGGGCGTGATACTCCATCAGGATAAGCAACGTATTTTGCTATGTCCGCACGTTTTGTTAGATGATAAGGGTGACGTGGAAGAAGGGGATGCGGAGATTGCCATCCCAATGGATTGGGTGATGAGCGTAGAGGAGTGGAATACCCATGGGTAAGGAAGAAGAGTGGGAGGATGTGGTTCCCGACGACTTGGAAGAAGAGGCTGAATTGGACTTCAAAGAGGAGCCGGAAGAGGAAAAGCGGGAAGAATCGTTTTATGCCAGCCGATTACGTTTGATAGAAGAAGCCGTCAGTAAGGTGAAGCGTCGCTAATTATTTTGGAATTCGCGGACCAGTAGGGCGCACCAAAAATACAGGTCGCCGTCACTCATGTTTGATTTCATTTTGTTGACGCGGTCGCAAACGAGCCGGATATTTTCTGGGGAGTAGCCTTCTTCCGAGTTGATCCGGTCTACGGATATGTTGGTCCCGCGCCGTGAGCCGTGGTTCGAGGACAGTCCTTCGTGCATCCATGTCATCGGCAAGTTGGATAAAGCGCACAGCCCGTTTTGTTCTTCAAACAGGCCCACTAAAAAGTCTACGTCAACGGCCTCATCCAACGTTACGCCATACCTTTTGACGCGTTGCCTCATGTCCCTCATGCGGGACGAAAGATAACTTTTAGGTGTTCTGTAAACGGACCCTACTTGATTTTTGGCGTCACATTCTACGCAAACGGGATTCCCGCCCCGGTATTTACCGGTGTGGTATCTTGGCCCAAAATATTTTATATCTCTTCTTTTCTTGCAAATTCTGCAAGTCAGCCGATCCAAACGCTTGCCCCCACATGCGAGTGATCGTTAGGTATACGTGATTAAGTGAGTCCTATCAAGGACATAATCAAAAAAATTACAAACAGCGCGAGGTATCCACCCCAACCCATTAATTCTTTTTTAGGTTCGGTCACCTTGTAGTTTGTACCACCTGACGCAGGGTTGGGGGATGTTATTGACACGGTAGCATCCTTGGGCTTTTCCCACGCCTCGTTAACGTCTTTTGTTTCGGGGTTGTCCGCGAGGAATCGTCCGTCTTTTCCACGGGTGCGGCGTTTTTTGTTAGTCATTGGGGTTCTCCTCAGGAATTAGTTTTGACCATTGTGAACAGGGGTCCGTGGCCCGTGATCCGTGTAACGTGCAGAGCCATTTGCGCTTGCCGGTCGGCTTGGCGTGGCGACAGGTTCTGCATTCAACAGCGAGGGGGACCGGTTGCTCGCCGTTAGGCCAGCAATGTGGCCGGTAGTTACAGTACCTACATTCAAAACAATCGGGGGTATCTGAAATGCGGGTAACAGACGAACCACGAACCACGGAACGAGCTTTACGCATGATGTCTTTGAAGCGGTCAGGGTCGAACGCGACATCTTGTGCGTGATACACGGAGGTGTTCTTGTTGTACGCCACCAGCCATGCGGAATTAAGTTTTGCCAGACCCATCAACAACTGCATTTGGTCGTAATAAATGGGGTGGCTCTTAAAGATTCCTTGGTTTTTGAACATGCGCCATTTCTTGTCGTTCATTGATTTTATTTCAAGGAGTTTATTTTCGTCTCCGATATTAACGAGGCCGTCAGCATGACCACGCAAGTGTCCGCCTAACGCCGTGAAGGTCCACTGCTGTCCAGTTTCGGGGTTGATCTCACTGACGCCAACACCTGCGGCCTTCATGTCTTCTACGACGGTTTCTTCCAACTGGTGACCCAGTGAAAAGATCCGCATGACCGCAGGGGGCGGGGAAGTTTGTCCGTAGCCGCGCAAGCTGTACTGCAAGAAAGCGTGACAAGGGTTTCCTACACTACTCGCACCGACGTAGCATCGGCGTTCGTTTGTATAACCTTTCGTGGTTCCCATATCGATTGCTCTGAGTAGCTCCACGTATGCGCCCTGTCTTGATTGGTCTGATAAAGTAACATAGATCTTATTGCGGCGCAAAAAAA